CTACATAAGAATTAACATTACCAAAGTTAGATGCGCCGCCCCACTGGGATTGTCCCATGCCGTTAGCCATAATGCCTTGATTGGCTTGCATTAAGCCTTGACCTGCGCCGCCTTCACCATATACCCCGCCTGCAGCTTGCTGAGCCATGACAGGAGTCATATGTTTTAATACACCTTTATTCTTGACTAGTTTGGGATTGTGATACATTTAATCCTCTAGTATCAGAGCCTGTTGAGTTCCAATTAGAACCTGTTGAATTAGCAAAATTCTCACCTGATGAAGTTGAATCACTACCCCCGCCGCCACCCATACTCATTGTGTGTTCTCCTTAATATTGTAGGATAAGCATGGATACGTATCACCACAATAATCTCTATTACCAATTAACTTAAATCCATAAGGTTTCATTGCTTTTATCCATCCTTTTCTAACTAAGTAAATACGAATATCATCGCATTTATATTTATTTGCCAACTCTTTTAAAACATATAGTAACAACATATTCCATTCGTGTATTCGTGTACCACCTAACGTAGTAATATTTAACGACTTACCTACCTCAGTATTAAGAACTTCAAGCATCAAAGATGCTATAATCTCTTCACTTTCAAATATTACTAAAAACAATCCATGGCCAGCTTTTATATGTTCTCTAGTACCCTCGATACTCAGTATATTATCAGTCACAGCATTATGTTTACTTTGTGTATCAATAACTAGTTGTATGTTTTTAATTACTCTTGGCCATATATCATCTATTTTAGCTGGATCTACAACCATGATATTCATGCTATAAACTCATAGTCAGGCAAACCATCATTGTGTTTGTAAATGTACAACCCTTCACCTGGAATCACTATTAAACCATCCTCATCAAGGATTTTATGTGCATAATAATATAGCTTACCTACCACTGGTTTAGGGGCAAGTATCCTTCTTACTGGAAGTTTACCGATATTACCTAACACGGTATCTATCAGATTAAACATCCTAACTAAATAAGCTGATAAAGATGACTCCATAGTACTTGGTGGTTGTTCAATATTCATCGTACACCATCCACTTCATACTCGATATCCAGTCCTGCAAATCTGAACTTACCAGTGCCTATAGATTCTATTCTATAGCAATGTAGAGCGCCTGTTGTTCGTACATCAATCTTACGATCTTTAGACGGGTCAAACACCTTCCAGCCTTTCCACCTGACAACTCCACCTGCTCTATCTTGAGAACCAACACGTATGCGAAATGGCTTAGACCCATACGCATGTGGATATATCCTTGTTAGTGTAGTTACATTTATCTGACTTTCTATTGCTAAATCAGTTCTCTCAATAAACGTATTTAAGTCATTTTCTGTGATAGTAGGTTCTAATATATCAATTCTAGAGTCATCGTGGTTTATTGCATAAGGCTTATTTGCAAATGACACTGCTGATACATCATCATTCCAACGAGTTTCATCATCTTCCCAAGCCTGTTGATCGCCACTAACCTCATCGCCCCAAGGCTCTCCAGGCGCTACAATCTCTGGCGCAGCTATAACAAAAGATGTACCTATAGGTAATTCACGTAAAGACCATGTACCTTTCTTCCATTGGTATATAATAGCTAGATTAGCATTCTCATATACTTTACCTGTATTATCTTGGCCGTAAGGTATACAAAACCATATCTCTTTGCGTTTCTCATTAGAGTATACAAAAGCCCTGTCGATATAGTCAGTATTCATTAACCGTAATATAGTTTGTATTTTATCATGAGCTATTGATACTATAGAATTACCATCGAAAGTTACAATATCCCCACTAGTTAATATGTAATGAAGACCTTTAGACTCAACTACACAGTCCCGTGATAAAATACCAATTGTTGAGGATAGTTCCCTTCTACGCCAAACAAATTCATCACCAGACAAATCTAGTATATTAATAGCATTTCTAGAGTATATAACAAATGAATCACGTAAAGATAGCCCATCAATAATACGACCACCATCACCACCTAAAGACTGTACACCTGCCAACCCCGCGGTGTTGTTAGGATTCCATGTGAATGGTATTCCATTCTCGTCAGAAGGATGAGACCATCTAAAACCATCTGGACGTGTTGTTGTATCAGTTAAATCCATAGCTATTAAATAATTCTTATGAGACCTTACAACACTAGCAGAATAACCTTCTTCCTTCCATGTTGTTTTTATAGTACCACCTGACCCATCTGATACAGTATCCCAGGGTAAATCTAATACCTTTGGTTCTGACCCATTCCAATAAACAGGCGACGCATTTGAGTTATTCAGTATAACTACAGAACCACTTAAGCATCCAGACCACAAATACTCATCACCATCTGGCACTACTTTATCACTTATATCTTGGTAAGAAACATTATAAGCATATATACTAGTTCCTGCTGTAACAATAAAACTACCTGCTGGAGTCCTAGTCATAATAGCGAATCCAGGCTTATACTTATCAATAGAAGTATCATATACAGCTATTCCACCATAAGTAACTATAGCATTAGCCCCTATACGGAAGTTCATTCCATTAGATATCATCTCAGGAGGTAAGTCCCAAGGAGATGCATCTGTGTTCAAGCCCCCTATCGCTATGTCAGGGATATTAAGTATCATACATCTACCACTATAAAGTGTACTTCTTCAGGGTCTATAGGGTCTATAGACCCGCTTCCATCAGGGAACATTGTAACTATATGAAAACTATTAGTAGTTACAGTATCTACAGAAGACAACGCCCCTGCTGATATCGTAACTGTATATTCTCCAATTGTAGGTACATCAAAAGTTATAGTATAGGCACCTATAAGGAATCCTGGCGACCTCGACACACTGAATCCAGAACCTGATTGAACAGCTAAAGTAGCTCCAAAAAAGGAACCTGCTATGTGCAAGTGAGGACTGCTATTTAGTTTAGTTATAGCTGCGGTGTTAGCATTTACTGCCTGTATCAAACCCGAACTAGTACTTCCTATGGCCTCTGTATTAAGAACAATACGCTGAGAATTATAAGTTACATCCCCTGATAATCCTGACTCGCCTATAGCATCGCCAAGGTGATCTAATTGTGTCTGAATATCCGAATCAACTCCAGATAACCAGTTAATTTGTTGGGATGTTGCAGTAATAGGTATTTTAAACCCATCTCCATCGGCACCATCAGGGAATTGAGTCTGTAATATATGTTTTATAATTCGTATATGGTCATCACCTTGGCTCTTAGGGTCTGACTTAAGAGGCCAACCTGGCTTTAAATTAGATATTGTATTACCTGTTTCTACAGTCATTATTTATCCTTATGGCATACAGCAATTGCTAAATTATTAGGGTCTTGATTTTCCCAGTCTGATTCTATTGGACATTGATTAACCCACAGTCTAGCATATGGTTCAGGTGTAGTACCTTCATCAAACGTTGAAAATGGTATATTAGAAAACAGTATATCGCCAAACATAATATATTCCTTAAATTAGGTTGAGGGAAATAGGCTGTCTACATCCCTCAAATGAAGTGGAGTGATATGAACAAACCACCTCGTGGCCCTAGATTTAGACTGCTGTACCAGAACAGTTGACGGAGAACATTATTTTAAATCAATTACCCATTACTTATATTTACAACACCACCATTATTCCATAATGCATTAGCAATTAAGGGATCAGAAGTGGGTAAGATTAAAACTGTATTTTCTTTATCAGCCTTATGAACTACCTTTATACAATCTAAAGTATTAAGCCTTTCTCTTATTGATATCTCAGGTTGTCTGAATGTTACACTCATGTTCCATACACCTCTTTGTTACTGGTTGTCGATACACTGGTAGCTACCAGAGCCTCATCAGAAGCCACTACAAGCCCATTAAACTTAGTGATGTGGTCTGCACTGCATACTGTTAATAATCCTGTGCTCTCATCGTAGTCTAATGCTCTCACGTCTGAGGATGAACCTTGTAATAAGCATCTCGCATTCTCTTGGAATAGTGGACGTTCAGCGTCATAGATTTCTTTGATTTGCTGGGCTGTTGGTGCTCCTTTGCCTGCTCTTATTAGAGCTAATACCCCATTTTCTAATGATACAGTACCTAGGTTAGAAGCACCTATTGTTGTTATTTGAGCTGTATTTATAATATCATATGTACAAATTGTGTTATTTTCTGTGATACCATCGACACTAATATATAGTACGTCATCAATTCGATATCCACAAATAAAGTGCCAAGTATTATTAGTAACTAAGGAAGAACTAATTAAGGCTGCCATTGTTAAAGAGGAGTTAAACATGTAAATTCTTGCAAGATTTGCATCAACATCAAGCGTAACCTTACAGCTATTATCAATAATATTAGCTCTATCTATTATTCTTCCATTAGAACTTGTCTTCACCCATCCCATCATATAGAAATCAGTGGTTCCAAAATCTAAATCTGAATTATATGGTTGTCTTAGAAAATTAGTATTATCAAGAAATCCACTGTACCCCATCAGCTCAGCACCTGTAGCAACAGGAGCTTCTGTTATTGTACCGTGTATATCTAAACCTTCATCATTTACTGAGCGGTCTACTGTTCTACTATTAGCTAGAAAACATCCTTTAATATCTCCCTGCATGTAGCCTGAACAATAGTCTGCTGTGGTGTAGGCTACCATAGATTGCGTTGTGTCTTGCAAATTATGTTTAAATAAAACTAACTCACTACCGCTGCAATGTGCTTTTATATTCAGTGCGGAAGTTGAATTTGTCGGTAATGCGGGTATGAAACCTGTAGTGTTATAACTTGCAACCATAGCAAATCCATCTGATAAATATGAATCTGTAATCCACGTTGCCGATACTGCTCTATTTGAGAATATTAATACATTACCTTGAAAATCAACAAAGCTTTTTTCAGTGGTAGATTGACTATCATTCACACTGCCGTCAGGATGAATCACTGAGACACCACCGTCTGTGGCGACTGCTACTGTGTTATTCATGTTGCCGTCTGAGATGCAGGCTACATCATTAACAAAAGCATTTACTATAAAATCACTTCCTATATTACTGCTGGAATAACCGTTATCAATATTTCTGTTTGCAATTCCATCTAAAACCCACACCCTATCTCTACCATCTGTTTTATAATTTGCAGTATCATTTATAAACTCAATACTTTTAAAATCACCGCTGCCAGTAGTAACTCCACCGTACAATATACCATTCAGCATTGTTATACTAGTTACTCCATCACCTTTATTTCTAAACATCCTATCACTTAGAGCAGTAAACACCATCCACTCAGACCCGTCTTTACCATCATATAGAGTAACCTTGTCAAGCTCAGCAACAATGATACACAGCTTAGGAAACTGTCCCAACTCTGTAAACCAACTCTGATAATTAGCTTTATCAACCCATGCACCACCATCGTCATCAAGTGAAGTATCGTAGATGAATACATCGACTACCGCATTAGCGTTAATGATAACGTCCAGCTCAGATAGAATGGCGTCTGGGAGTTCTAGTTCACCTATCATCTTCTGACGTGTAACTATGTCCCTGATTACAGTTTTATCGTCCATATCACTTTTAGTGATATACGGATTATCGGTAGATGGAAGGTGTGATGCTTTAATAGCATCGTGCTGAGCGGTTGTTAATCTTACATTAGCCAATGTATCTATAGCAGTTTGAACATTACTAGCATTTAAACCGTAAGCATCCGTATAAGATACGTTAGTTGCTTGAGCTACTGTACTACCAGTACTTCCACTAGATATCGTAGAATTAATAGGGAATACTTCAATAGAACCTATACCAAAGGTCGTTGCCCCATCTAATATTACTACTTGTCCTAATAGGATAAAACTTGCTAATTCCGCGGGGACATAATGTGAGGCTCTATCAGCGTACAAATTAGCTACAGCTATATCAAATGAATCATACTCTTTTTGACCGTAATTAAGATACATAGTCCCACCAAGGGACTCAAATACGTAGTGTACAACCACCTTATTCTGACTTACAGTAGTTAGACCTGCAACACCACCAACACCATTGGGTTCATAAACAGTATTAGGAATCAAAGGTATTAGACTAGTATACTCAGTTACTCCCTCATTATATGCAGTAGGAATAAAATCAAAATTGATTAATTCACTACCATTGGCTACAATATTAGCTACATTAGGATTATCTAATTCGTTTGCATGATTAACTCCAGGACCAAAAATAAGACCTTCATCCCGCCATAGAGTGCGGTCTGGAACAGTTTTAGATGTAGGTCGTAAGACCATGCCATTCATCTTACTAGTCCAATCAATAAAATATATGTAGTCTAATAGCGTATTACCGATTTGATTGCTAATAACAGGTTCATTATTAACCGATGTAATAACTCTGTCAAAATACTCTATAAATCCAAGTTTTATATTTTTACGTCTTTGTGAAGCATTCATACCACTAGGAAATACCATAACTGATCCGTTTACAGATTGGTCCTCTAAACCATTATAATGAATAGCTATATCTGTAGAACCAATACCTGTAGGAATAGGCATACCATTAAGTGTATCTTTTATGTCTATAATTAATTCAGGCCAAATTATCTCTCTAGTTTCCTGATGCTCAGTATCTGAGTAACTATCTATTATCTCTCCTTTACCCGCGGTAACAACAATAGTTGTAGGGTTATATTGGGTTATTAATCCTCCAAATTCTAACGCTGTAATAGCAGATTCACGATACACTATGTCATCATCTAACTCCACTAGTGTCGCTGTATTTGATTCAATAGTTACTGAATGATTCTCTAATGCCTCTTGAACATTATTAGCAGAAGTAATATCGTCATCATTAGGAGTATAAGTTATATTAGATGCAGAATGAGCTGATGGTAGAGTAACATGATTATTTAAAGAAGTACTTAACCCAGATATATCATTAGTAAGTTGTTCAATAACGCCTAACAGATCTTCAAATGCTTTTGCTGACATTGTACATGCAACAATAGCACTACCTTGTAAATCTATAGGTGAAGGATTAACATTGTTATATACATCATTCTCTACAGTTGAAATGATAGTATCCAACACTTAAATCTACTGCACCAATTAAGTTTAGAGTACCTGTCCCAAATGTAGAACAATGTTCTTTTATAAAATCTGCTACGTTCACGTTATCCTACCTTTATAGTTAATGGAGTACCAGACCATCTATCAATCTGATCTTCATGAGAAATTTCTGTTAATGCTGATTCAAATCGTTGATTCCACATCTCAGCACCAGCTGGATTTTTAACAAATGATTCAATTTCAACTATTAAACCAAATACATAGCAATCTGGATATCGTAAACTAAGCCAATTAGTGTCATTATCTATGTCTAAATGGTCTAATAATCTATAATACACAATCTCTAGTAACTTATCATCTTGAGCAGGAAATAGTTGTATCTGATTAGATATTATTGTATAATAAATATTTCCAGATCCATCGATTTGAACAGCACCGTTCATCTGTTCAGGATTAATATAGTGTACTGTAGTACCTTTAATAGCAGTCTTTTCTTTAACTTCAATATCCCTAATACCAGCAAAGTCCTTCGGTAAGCCTATGTATTGTTGATCTTTTAAGGTAACTACTATACTACGAGTAGACATCTGATTAACTCGTATAGCCCTATTAATTCTAGCTTCTACAATATGAACAAAATCACCCATCCGCGCAGTGATATCAGAGTCAGTTCTATCTGAATAAGATAGTGCTAAATTGATGATTTCAGTATAGTTCACTTGTGTTCCTTATGGTGTGGGTGGTTTAATTTTAGCTGAGTACTGAGCACCTGTAGATTTAGTTAACTTTTTAGTACCCTTATGCTTACCGAATATTGGGCCGTACAAACCTCTAATTCGCATCATCATTAATGGTTTATACTTCATGCTGGAATGTCTCCTATTAAGCCACAACAACCTAAATTAGCAACTGAACCTCCAGCGGATGTATTAGCTATATCCCAACCTAAGTCCCAGGAAGCATTAGCATCAGAACCATCGGCATGAGGGTTATCGGCTTTAGGCCGTTGTATAGCTGTACCTGAAGCTCTATAATTAAGCGCTTCACAGAATGCCTTGCTAGAACGTAAATGTCCTGCACCAGCATTATTATATGGTATACCAAAACATAATTTACCTGACATAATTAACTCCCTTGTACCAGACAAGCTTTGCCTTCTGGTGTTTTTAAGAATCGTTGCATTTCAAGACCAGCATGTGCTTTATCTTTACTGTTTAAGTCAAAACCATCTTTGATAGCCTTATAGTATATAATCTCAGGAATACTAGCTACCTGTCTACCCCATGCGCCACCTTTTGACTGAGCACCTAAATCCTGTATTACTCCAGGATTGTTTCTAAGTCTAGAGTTACGGTCTAGAATTATACCTTCAGATGGCTGTGTTAATTTGTGTGTTAGATTATCATTATGATTCTGATAATGGATATCTGACTTAAATAGCTCATTCATTACTTTTTAGCAGCCATTTTTCGTGGTGCTACTTTTGGTGCTACCTCTGGTGCTACCTCTAGTTCTTCTTCTATAGCATGCTCAGCTTTACTACTTGAGAAAAGTACTCGACATTCCTCGTATGTAGCTTCAGCATATTCACCTGGTTCTAATATACCAGACTTTAAAGTAAAGAAGTCATTGCTTATGTTTTTAATTTTCATCTTTAATCCTTATTAGTTAAAAATATGTTAGTAGGGAAATTACTAAAAACCCTACTAACATAAACTATCTAGCTAACTACCCTATTGTAATTACGCTACCATAGTACCGGCATTAAGTACTGAAGGAATAAGACCGTGGGCCTTTTCAGTATTAACAATCAGGGACCAATCAACAGACATCTGACGTTTCTCAGCTAAACCAGTCTTAGCCAAAGAATCAGTACGATATCCCTTAACATAGCACATAGACAAATACTCAGGATCCAGAATAAACACATCAGAGTTAAATGCGTCAAGAGCTGGTGAAGCATACGCTGTACCATAGCTCATCTGTAAACGATTAGGAACCATTGTCAAAGTACCAAAATCAGTTACAAAAACGTTAACAGAACCCAGTGCAGTTGCTTTTTCAGATGACTTACCTTGGTCGGACATCAATGTAGCGACACGAGCTGAAGAAGTAAACAAGTATTCAGATATTTGACGAATAACTTGTGGAACTGCCATCAGTTTAGTAGCATTACCACCATTCTGAAAGATATCCTGAACAATATCACGGATTGCATCTTCTGAAAGCGAAATACCTGCAGCGGTTACCGTTCCTGGAACTGTAAGCTTAGTAGTCAGATTATATTTAGGGGCAGTGGCAAAGTTAGTGTTATTAGACTCTAACCAAGTAGGCAAACCACCTACACGACCTGCTGCTGCTAACTGTGCTGCAGCATCACCAGATGAATCACCTGTATCTTGAAAAGACGCTTGATTCAATAAAGCAATAGACTCTACGTCACGACGCAACTCTTGTTGTCTACGCATAATTTGATGAGACAATTCTTTAGAGCGACCAATAGTATCAGAAGCATCCGCGCGGTAAGAAACCTTAACAACTTTATCAGAGATCTGATGATGATTACCAACACGATTACCAAGCTTATTGTCGCTAGCACCTGCATCAGCACCGTCTACAGCACGGTTATTAGGATCTGGAGCAGCTAGTTCATCGACTGTCCATTCTTTATATTCATTCTTCGCTGAACTTTTACCAATCATATCAGTAAAAGGGAGAGGAATTTTTGAAATATCCCAAATCTTATCCATGACATCTTCACGGATTAAACCAGGGGAAGAGAGTGCACCTTTAAGGTCTGCACTTGTTTCAACTGTTGTTAACGACATAATTTATCCACCTAAAAGTTCGGCAATTGCATCGGTCTGTAAGTCTCTTTTTTGAGCCCCATGAGCGTTACTTGCTGCCTTAGTTAATTTATCGAGTTTAGATACTCTAGGTTTTTTAGATTTACCTTTACTCTTCTGAAATTTAGGAACAGGTTTCTTCCTTTTAATGTCTGCAACTTTAACACCATCTCGATAAGCTTTAGCATCTTTAAGCACTTCAATTAAACGAGAATCAGATACTCTATCAAAATCACCTTGCTGGAATCCATATTGTTTATAACAATAATCTTTTAACTCAGTCATATCTTTTTTCAATATGTCTGGGTTATTCCATGCAGGGTTATTATCAAGCATCTTAGTAAATTCTTGCTTAACATGCTGATGTGTATTTTGCTGAAAAGCAGCATTTTGATTGGCTATCTGCTGTTGTTTCTCAGATGAAATAGCATCTTGTGCTTGTTTAAGTTCTTGGGCTCTAGCAGAATAATCTTGTCTAGCCGCTGCATATTCTGCAGGGTTATCGACACGTAATTGATTCCAATCAACACCTTCGAACTCTTGAACTAATTTATTTTCAAGAAAGTTAGTTAAAGACTCTACATTAGAGAGTTTACTCTCATATTCCTGACGCACATTATTTACTTGTGTGTCAAAAGTTTTACGATCTTCAGCCAATACTTGTGACTTTTGCGTAAAACTTTTATTATTTTGATAACCACCAATAAGGTCCTTCATACTAACTGTATCAGATTTGTCATTTATTTTTACGTTAACTCCGGCAATATTACCTTCCTCATCGTAATTTAATTGACCTTCATCTACACCTAGTGCGGCTTCCCATGATGGGTCATCTTCAGATTCATCAACTTCTTTGATAGACTCTTCGGTTAGCTCTTCAGCTTCCTCTTTGTCGTCAGTTTCCTTATCTGCTTCAGAAGTATCGTCAACCTCTGGTTTCTCTTCATCACTGATTAATAATTCAGCGATAGCTTCTGTTGGATCAGGGCTATCCGAGGATAAACTTGCTGATACATCTTCTGCTTGTATTCCCATTTTAATGTTTCTCCATAGGTTCATTGTTTAACGACCGAGAAGCCATCTTCCCTGTATCGATTAATGTATTGATATCAGACTCTAAAGCATCAAGTACATATATTGTTCTCTTTATTTCTAGAATAGTGTCTACTTCACCTATTCCACAACTTACAAACGATTCAATCAACATACTTTTTTTGCTTTGAATAAATGATTTTATAAATGTATTATAAGCACCATCAGCACGTCTTCCAACAACTTGTTCTTGCTCTAATTGTGCATGCTCTGTTTTATTCATTACTTACAGTGTCCTTATTTTCTTGAAAATTAGCATTTTCTTCCTGCTCAGAAGTAGTCTCAATACGAACTAATTCTAAGGCTGTACGTTGATCTATATCATATTTTCTAAGATTAAGATCTGCAGTTTTACCCATATTGTCCGCAATTACCTTAGCTTCATTTAACTGTTGCTCAAGTTGTTGTATCTGAGCCTCAAATCCTTGCTTCTGATGTGTTAACTGATTCTTTACTTGGTCAGTTTGTGCTTTAGCTTGTGTGGACGCCATTTGAGCTTGTGATTTTGCCATTTCAGCATCAGCAAGTTTTTGCTGTGCTTGAACCATGCCTTGATTCATTTCATCTTGCTTTTGTTTATTTTCTTGCTCCATCTTTTCAGCTTGTTGTTTCTTCTCTTGTCCTTCAGGACTGGCTGGATCAATAAAATACTTAGCCGCACCATTAAGGCCGCTAAATTTACAAAAATCGTCTATAGTTGTATAAGCACGTTCTTGACTAGTTATATATTGTCCTGGAACGCTAGCTAATTTTTCTTGTAACCCTAACACCTCACGTATAGCCATTAATTGCTCTGCATGGTTACCAGTACCTGTACCTACACGAACTGTTGTGTTTGTTCTATCAAGCCACTCAGAAGGATTGATCTGTTGCCAAACGCCACGGAATCTAAAATCAGTGACACTATCAATATGCTTAATAGAAAGGTCGCGAATTTTAGTACAAAGCGGCTTGATTCCAGTTTCTGCAATAACACGTATAATAAGACCAACTAATTCTTCCTTAGCGTTCATCATGCGTTCAACGCCTTGAGAACCTACTCTATCACCAATATTCTGGGGTGTTGCTGACCCATCTGGGTCTACCCCCGTTCTACCAGCACGTACTCTATCCAAATACTCCATCATATTGTAGGCGTCTGGGCCTAATGGTGGGGTAATTAATGGGGTAATAGCATCTATGCGCTTTGCCCTAATAATACCCCCTGGACGACTTACTAATAGGTCATCCATGTTGACCTGACCTTCTACAACGATATTACGTTGATTGTTCTGAAGATACATATTATCAAGCATGTTGCGCCAAATAGA